TTACTAATATGGAACAAATTTTGCAATCAGAAATATCTACTGCTATGGCATTAGTAACAGCGGCTCAAGGAGATGCTAGAGATATTCGTAATGAGTTACGCAAAGACTTTAACGAAGTACAAGATCAAATAACTGCTGTTGATAAAAGATCAAGAGTATCTGAACAAGACACAAGAGGCACAGTTAGAACAGCAGAAAATGAAATAAAAACATTAATACAACATGCAGAAGATAGATTTGATGGTAAACGTACGGCTATAGAATCAGATGCTACTAGACGTAATGAAGCTAATGATGTTAAATTAAAAGAATTAGAAGAAAGATTAAGAGATATGTTAACTAGAGCTTTAAATAATCCTCTTGCAGGGCAATAATATGACAGAAAATACTGATACTGTTACTCAAATGAAAACACTAGCAGAGATAGATGCATTAAACATAAAGTTTAATTTACATGAATATCATTGCGAAAAAAATCGTGAAGAAATTTTAGCTAGCATAAAAAGACTTGAGAATTTTTTGTTTGTATCAAGTGGTGCAACAATTTTATTTCTTGCAGGAATTTTATTTACGCTTATAATTTAAGACATTAATAAAAAGGAGGATAATTATGGATATGATTGTTGGATTTTTTAATTCTGGCCCTACTTGGATTGCCGCTGTAACTGGTATTGTTACTGCGTGTACTGCTATTACTGCTTTAACACCAACTAAAAGTGATGATAAAATAGTTAATTTTATTCTTACTATTTTAAATGTTGTTTCTGGTAATATAGGTAAAAATCGTAATAAAGATACATAATGGGTTGGTTATCAGCATTAGGAGGCATAGCCAAATTAGCAAGTAAAGTATTTGGCTTTGTCCTTATGCGTAAAGCTATTCAAGCTGACGTAATGAAAGATCAATTAGATGATATTAGGGTAGCTGATGAAGTTAAAAAGAAAAATAATGCTATTTCTGCTTCTGTTAAGCGTAACAAGTTGCGGAAGTATAAGCGGAAATAAAGGGTACTGCATTATTGCTGGGCCTATAAATCCTACTGATGAAGATATAGATGTTATATCTGATGATTTAGTAGATGATTTATTAATTCATAATGAAATATATGAAAGGTTGTGTGATTAATGCATGAATATAATTGTATATTAAGAAGAGTTATAGATGGTGATACTATAGATGTTGACATTGATCTCGGTTTTAAAGTGTTCTTGCAGAAAGAACGAGTGCGATTATTTGGAATTAATACGCCAGAGTCACGCACCAGAAATTTGGAAGAAAAAAAGTTGGGTTTGGCCGCAAAAGATCGCCTTAAAATTTTGTTGCCAAAAAAATTTATAGTTCGTACTCATATGGATAAAAAAGGAAAGTTTGGTAGAATACTTGGAGTACCTATTGTAGAAGGTATAAATATATGTGATCAATTAGTAGAAGAAGGTCATGCCAGAAGTTATTTTGGTTTTGGCCCAAAAGAAGTATGGGTATAAGGAGAATATAATGTCTGAAAGTTTTGGAATGTGGTTAACAAGATTGTTTATAAGCCAACCAAAAGAAGATTTATCTAAATTAACAAAATTACAATTAGAAGCAAAAGGTAGAGAAATTGGCATAGAGCTTGATAGACGTTACAGTAAAGCTAAATTAGTTAAACAATTAGAAAAACATATGAGTTTATAATGGATCAAGAAAAAATAATATTTCTTTTATCTGATCATGAAGGTGTAAAACTTAAAGTTTATGATGATTATACAGGCAAAGAATTAAAAGCTGGAGATGTTTTAGTAGGACACCCTACAATAGGTATTGGTAGAAATGTTGCTAAAGACGGATTAGGAATATCACAAGAAGAAGCAGAATTTATGCTTATAAATGATATAGAAAGAGTTAAAGAAGAAATCAAAGATTTTCCTATTTTGCATTTAAATGAAGCTAGAACTGCTGTTATTATAGATATGGCTTTTAATATGGGAATTACAAGATTTAATGATTTTAAATGGCCTAAATTTTTTAAAGCTGTTGTTAATGAAGAATGGCAAAAAGCAACTGAAGAAATGTTAGATTCAAATTGGGCAAGACAAACAAAAAGGCGTAGTAAAAACTTATCTAAAATTATGTTTACAGGTCAATGGTTGTAATGTTTCACGTGAAACATCTTACCAATTTTTTATTACAGCTTTTTTAATTAGTATTGCATCACCGCAAATATAATCTATATCTCCATATTCATCTGTAAATAATTTTGTAGCTTTTTTATTCATTGGTAAATCTCTTAGTTTACCTTCTTCATTAAATACTAATTTATCTCCATCTCCAATAGTTAAAGCTTCAACAAAACCTCTAACTATTTTTTGTGCTTCTTCTAATGTTGGTTCTTTTTTATCAAATATAGTAATCATTTTTCTCATTATTATATCCCATCTTTTCTAGAATTAAATTTATGAAATATTTCTTTTTCTTTATCAGTAAAATGGCTTATGTCGTCATATCCATCTATGCCATTACCTAATATTAATTCAAACATATCTACTTCAGCTTCAGTTTCTAAGTAAATAGTTTTGCCACCATTTTTTAAGTATTTAGATTTCATTAATAATATCTTTCTATATTGTTTGCATCTAAGTATTCTTTAATAGCTTCACGTATTAAATCAGCAATAGCTACTTGATGTTTTTTTTCTTGGCTTTTTGAAAATGCCATTTTCTGAAGTTTGTTATAATACCTGGTCTGCATATTTACATTGTAAGTTACAGTAGGTTCTTTTATTTTATGAGGTCTAGTCATGAACAACTTGATTTTGATATAATAGCATCTAGCATTCTTTTCATAGTCCAATTTAAACTCTGAACGTCTATATATCTGTAATACATATTACCTTCTAAAGTAACACGTAATTGTAATTCGTCACCTATAGACACACAATCTACAATTAAATTATCTGTTGTAATTATTTTTTTTGCGTCATTAAACATTATTTATTTTCCTTCTTTTTGTTTTTTTTGTAAATAATACCAGGAGGCCATATGAGCCATAACAATTATCCAATCTGATGATGTTTTTGTTTTACAAAAAAAAGTCATTGTTACTTTAGGATCTGCATTTATTTTAATAAGACGTTTAACTTCATTAAGTGCTTCTTCTAAAGCCTCTATTTTATACATTCCTTCTAATTGTTCAGGAGTATCTTCATCATACAATTTATAATTCCTTTTCCATGCATTCTTCTACTGTATGTTTGTTTGCTTCAAAATGAATATCTCTTTCTATTGGAAGTCCTAATGGAGGACAAACTATTTTTGCTAATCCTTTCATGTCAATGCTACCTATTTCTGTTTCTTGTATTTTACATACTCCATAACCTATAGTTTCATCTTCACTCATAGATGACACAAACCATGTGCCTAAACCAGAAGGATTAAATAATTTAATAACTGGTTTTTGCATAGATCCAGTTCTGTTTTCTATTTCAAAGTTTTTAATAAGCTGTTTTTTTTGTGATTCAGTATATAATTTTTGCATTAATTTTTCCTCTAAGTTAAGTTAAAGTTACACGAATGAGCTTCGTGTTGGGCGAAGGCTTAGAGGCTAGCGTGATGCAGTTTCTAAGCCTTCAGTTGTATTCCAATATTATTATCTAATTGTTGAACAATTTTTTCAAATATCTCTACAACTAATTCATTATATTGGTTTTCTTTTAAATTATTTATTGGCTCATCTGTTTGAACGCATAAATAAAATTTTTCATTGCTTTCATTTACTAATGTTGCGTGAAATTTATCATTATTTTTAGACACAGCTAAAACAACAGTTCTTTTTTTCCCTAATATAGATTTACCATTAAGCCATATTAAACGATTACCTACGTATATTTTAGGCCTAACAAGCTTGGCTATTCTTATTATAGTATGTTGTTTTTTTTGTGTTTGCCACAAATCCTCCATTAAGCATTTTTAATTTTGTTAAGTAGTTCAGCAATTATTCCTTTAGTTTTAACAGCAATTTTATCATCCATTTTTAAAACATTTCTTGTTTCCCAATGTTTTTTTAATTCTTCTGCTGTTTTTAATTTATTAGCTTTTTCTATAAAATCTTGAACATTTTTAGGTAATTTAATTGATTCTATTTCTTCTTGTTGTATTTCTTTTGCAACAGCTTGCACGTATTTATTGTCATCAAATTTACCTAAGAATACATCAGCACTAAATCCTAGATGTGATAAACCTTTAGTTAAAGCATCTGTCATAGCTTTTTTACCAGCATCATCATCTAATTGGTCTTTTTTATTATAAAGTGGAGCAATAGAACATATAGGGCCAAAAGTATTACCTCTACTTCCATGCCATATACTAACTTCTGCTAAAAGCATTTTATCTTGTATGTGATAAACAACTTCATAACCCCAGCCAGTACCAACAGCACCAAAAGTTTCTGTAGCTCTCATAATTTGATAATGAGCATCAATAGCTGTAAAACCACGACCAAATCCAACAGTTTTAGTGTGTGCTGGATCTGTTCTGTTAACAGAGTTCCAAATTTCCATGTTTTGTTTTATTTTTGTTTTGTCATATAAAGTCATTATATATCCTCACTTTCTGTTATTGTTAAACGATTGTTTTTAGAACGTTTGATTTGTATGCCGTTACCATTAGCTACATTGGCTTCTTTTGGCATTAAAGATTTAAGTTCTGATTCAGAATCTTTGAATTTTTTAACGTATTGTCTATTAACAAGCCATGTATAAGCATGTTCTGCCCAGGCATTGGCACTTTTAGTATTAGTCATATTAACTTGTATAAGAGTAGATTGGTCTGGAACACCTATATTTTTTTCATTAAAGTTTTTGTATGGAGGCACTTTTTTTTCTACCATATCCCAAAATTTAATAGCTTTTTCTATATAATGTCCTTGCCAATCGTAATCAGCTTTTAATAATTCCCATTTAAATGTTCCATAATGACCAAAAGTAACAGCAAATACAATGCTTACAGCGTTACTACACATCATATTATGTTGTAATTGTGGTGCATAAAACTCTGTTAATTCTTTAAAAGATTTATTACCAGTATGAAATTTTACTTCTATTGGTTGATCAGTTTTAGCAACCATGCCATCTAAATTACATCTAAGAAATTTATATTCGTCATGTATATATTCTAAGTCTATTTTATCTGAATATGCTCCAAAAACATCAAAATCTTTACTTAATCTGTCTAATGTTACATGTTCTGTAGCGTTACCTAAAGCCATAAGAAACATGCTGTTTTCATTAAATACAGGCTCTTCTTGACCTGTTTTTTGTAACCAAAGATTATGCCAATCTTCTTGTGTGCCATTAGCTATAACTCTAGCATCAGAGCCACCTATACCTAGTTTTCTGCGTTGTATTTGTTCTTCTGATAGATTTTGCTGTATCATTGTTTTTGTGTCCAATGCTCAATAGCAATATGGTCTAAATTACTCATATTCTCCTCCGTTAATTGATTAATCATTTTTAATATGCCTTTTTGATGTTCTTTATCATCCATCATTAAGCATACAGCAGTTAAGGTTTTGATTATTTTATTGTTTTTGACAGCCGCATCTAAATCTAAAGGCTTTCTGTCACGTTTTAGTTTTTTAAGCTGGTCATGTATTTCTGCTATATCGTAGTTTGACATCTCTCTACCTCCTGGTTAGATTAATATTATTATAACACAAAAATATATATTGGCTTTTTTTATTTACGTGTTACTATAGTAATGTGAATTGACATTAATAAATTATGAGCTGGGGGGTTTATGGATTTAGAAAATAAATTTTGCGAACAATTAATATCGCAATATCGTAAAAGACGTTACAAATTGAAGTTATCACAACCTCAAGTTGATCAAATCATTGGTATTGCTGATGGTTTAACGGCTAAATGGGAAATAGGTTATAGAAAACCTACTTTATTTAATGCTTTTGCTTGGGCTGAATCATTAGATTGTGATTTAATTTTAAAACCTAGAAAAAAACAAAAATGATTTGTGGTATAGATCCAGGTTTATCTGGTGGCATAGCATTTTTAAATAATAATAGCTTAGAAGTTTTACCTATGCCTATTAGTACACTTGTAATAGCCAATAAAAAAACAAGATATATAAATATTTTAAATTTATGTAATATTTTTATTGCAAGAAACACTCTTAATTCTTGTATTATAGAAAAACAACAATCTATGCCTAATCAAGGTTTATCTTCTACTTTTAAAACTGGATTAGGTTATGGTATTTTATTAGGTGTTAGTAATGTATATTTTGAAGATGTTGTTAATATTACAGCTAGAGAATGGAAAAAATATTTTGGTTTATCTTCTAATAAAGAAGAAGCTAGAGCATTAGCATCTGAATTATATCCTGATTACAAACATTTTTGGAAACTTAAAAAACATGACGGACTCGCTGAGTCTGTTTTAATTGCACATTGGGGGAAACATAATGGCAAATGAATTAACAGAAACACAGATAACATCTTTAGATACAGTACGTAGACGTATTAATGAGGCTGTATGCATACCAGTTCGTGAACTTAATAGAGAATCTATTGATGATTATTTAGATGAAGCAGAAGAATCTGTATTAAGATTATTAGAAGGTGCTGGGCCTGATAAAATAGCTAGAGGCATATCATTTACTGCTAAAATGTTAGGTTGTAAGGATTTAGATAGTTTTTTATTAAAAGGATTTCAAAAAATATTATCTTCTATACCTAATGATTTATGGGAACGTGGTGTTTTAAAGTTATTAGAAACACATACGTATTGTAAAATGCCAACACCTGGTGAATTTTTATCACCAATTCGTGTAGAATGGTATGAACGTAAAGATTTATTAAAACGTATTCAGTTGCATAAATCTCGTTTACAATTATCTGATACGTTAAATGATAGAAAACCTAGTAATATCAAGATGTTACAGTAGGTTTAACCATTTTTCTTTTATATTAGTTAATACATAATTGTTGTGATTTATAAGAACATCATATTTTGGAAATTGTTCCATAGTTCTACCTACAATGGTAGCTTCTTCTTTTCTTTGTTTGGCTGTATTATCTAAATAGGTAACAATAACTTTATCATTTAATATGTAAGGCATAATTATTCTCCTTCTTCTACATTAAATGTAATTTTTATTTTTGTACTCCAATAATTAGCTTTTGTTTTCCAATAATCTAAATGTTTATAAAGCTCAAAAGAATCATAAAGATTTTCTTGTTCATAAACTATTTTAGTTTCTACAAGAGGAACTTTATAATCGATATGTTTTTTCTTTTTTTCATTCCATTTGCTTTTAGTGGTTTCTATTTCTTCTACTTTAAAATTTGTTATATTAATCATTATATATACTTTCTTTTATTAAGTTTTTTAGTTAAGTTCCAAGAACATATGCACACAGTTATCCATAGAGGCGCACCTAGTACAGATACCAGTAGCGTTGGGTTAATGCCCATTACTAACAGTATAAACAAAATACTTATACTTGATGCTACATGAACTATGACAAATGTGCCTAGAAATGATGCTTTACTTCTGAATCTTGGTGTCATTTAATGCCTCCATTATTTCTGGTATATTTTCTTTATCATCATATTGGCTTAAAGATTTTTCACTTATAAAAAATTTAACGTGGATAAATCCACCTTGCATAGAACTTATAGTAAATTTATGAGGGCATGTTTTTAACCAAGCTAAACAAGATAGAATATTTTTAATTTGAAATGAAATCATTTTTTAGCCCTTTCTTGTGCTTTAATCATTTCTTCTAAATCTTTATCTCTAAATACTAATTTAAAACCTGCTTTTTTTAATAATTTTACTGTTTCTTCTGGTGGAGTTATATCTATTTTTTTATCTTTACGATTTAATTCTGCTATAGCTTGTTGTTGTTCGTCTAAGTCTTGTTGTTCTAATTCTTCTTGGTTTAATTCTTCTTGTTTTTCTATGTGTTGATCTGACATTTTACCCATTTTTATTTTCCTTTAATTTTTGTATAACAAAGTTTAAATTAAAATATGCTTCTTCAATATCTTCATAACGATTTTTCCATTTTGACCAACCTCTTCCTGGATCAATTTTAATTCTAACAATGTTTAATGCATTTAGTATTATTTCTAAGTCATTTAAATTATTTTTCATGAGGCAATCTCCTGTAAGTTGTTGTTTTATGAGGCTTTTTTTTAGATTATTCCAACTGGACAGACTTAGTCTAGCATCCTGTTATGTGTTCCTTGCTTGTAACTGGGAATAATTATAGCTAGATACCTTTTGGAGATAATAGTAATCCATTAACGTATTGGTATACTCTGGAATTCTATTATCTCCAACTCCCTTTAGCTAAAAGGGAATATCGTCATCATGCATTGTTGATACAGGATTAGTATTTGATGGTGTAACTGTAGCACCTTTGCCTTTAGTGCTAACCAGTTTAAGCTGACCACCAAAACCTGATATATTAATTTTCATGCGTGTTAGCATTGGAGGCTTACCGTCTGAACTTGTTAATGTTTTAGATTCGTATGAGTCCATTTTAGGAAAACCTGATACTAATACTGTAGCACCTTTGTCTATATAAGGAACAATAACATTAGATACTAAATTGCCTATGGCATCTACAGTATACCAATGTGTTGTTTTTTGCATTTGACCTGTTCTAGATTTGTATTGCTCTGTAACAGCTATGTTAAATGAAGCTCCTTGTGTATCACCAACAGTTCTAACTACTGGTTTTGCACCTACGTTTCCTAGTACTGTAATATTTGCGTATGACATGAGTGTTGACCTTTCTATTTTAAGTTGTTGAAATATACGCTTAATTATTCTACATTGGCTTAACCGTTTGACCAAGCTAAACCAATGCAGTCTTATTGAGGCATCACGTTTAGCCTCTCTGGTAGAATAGCGACTTGTATACATAGTATCTACCTGAATTAATATTAACTTAACTAACATACGTCTTCTTTCAGATTCTGTGACCATTAAGTTAATACATTTTAGATATATTTCGTAGTTGCTCTAATTCGGGGTTATTTTTTACCGACTTCTTCTACGTTTATATCATCTAAAACTTATTTGGATTGCCATTTAGCTTCTTGGTCAACCCATTTTAATTTCATCTTTTTAATTATTGGCTTTTGATAACCAAATACACGTTTGTATAGAAATAAGAAAATTGAAATTAATATACCACCCAGTAACCCTGCTACCATTCCAGCAAAAGTTCCTGCAAACATAAGGACTAATCCTACTGTTGATAATATATCTACAATGATTTCATAGTTAGCTATTTTTTTGAGTCCTATCTTAGCAAATAATAATATAAAAGCACTACCTGATATAATACCGAATAATAAAAACTCCATTTTTAAATCTCCTTTATAAAACTTATATTGGCTAATTGTTTATTGAGGCTTAACCTTTGAGGCTTACCCCAAAGCTGTTTATTGCAATGAGGCAGACCCCAGCGAACCGAACTCTTGTGAGGTGAGCTGTGTGAATATCGAATAAAAAAAAAGCATCTACTTCGTTAAAAATAGATGCTGTTTCTAGGAGAGCTAAAAGTTAACTTTAATTTTAGGAGTATTTTCCAATCTTATTTTAGGTATAAATCTTCCTAACGATTTAACATGTTTAGTAATTTTATTGCTTATTTGAGCATTTTCTAATTCTTCTATTCTTTTTTCTAATTGTTTCATTGTTAAAGCCATAATATTTTCCTTTAAATTAATTGTAGATACTCACTCTTAAGCTCATCCTAAGAGCAAGTATCTGGTTGATAGCTTGATTGCTATTGGTAGAGATTAAGCCTCTACTTTCTCTGGTATCTCGAAGTCTGCTGGTACTTGGTACTCATTGACTGATGATTTGTCGTCTATGCCATTATGTCTTGGTGTATATGGCACAGTTTTTGGTTTGCGACTGGTGTTTAAATCTCTGAGTATAGATTGTAATCTAGGGTCATCTGCTGACATTCTAGATACAGATGCTTTAGATTTTTGTGTTTCCTTTCTGTTATGACGCTTGGGCCAATTTTGTAAATTTAGCTCTGTTATCATGCGTTCTCTAACTGTTGATAGCACATTTACTGATTGATTAAGTACCCCCCATTGTTGACGTAATTTACCTAATGATTCTTCTAATTCCATTTGTTGATTTACGTCTATGTCACCACCACTATGTATTCTATCGTTAAACCTTTTTAGTTTAGATGCTACATAGTTGCCGTGGTCTGCTGTTTGGTCACGTTTGTTTTCTGCTGTAGTTAAGAAGCCGTCTGTTAACTTCATAACAGCTATTCTATCTTCCGAATGCAAGTCATTGAGAGATGATAATGCAATAGTCATGTGATAGCCGAAGTTATTTAGTGCCTCTGTAGTTGGTAAGCAGATGCCAGCCCAGCGTTCTGTTGCTAATTCTTTTAGCTCATCTTGCGTGTGGTCTGGTATTTGTCCTAGTACGGGACTTGAACCTGCTTTGTGGTCTATTGAAGTAACTACGTCTGAATTAAGTATTGGTTGTGTCATGTTGACCTCCTAAGTTAATCTTATGAAAATTACATTGGCTAATGATGTTTGTACCACTAGCCAATGCCTGTTGTTGATGTTGATAGTAATGTGTTACACTTCCATGTTTAAGTTATCGGATATTAAAGATTGTATCTGGTCTACCCTGTCTGGGTCGCCTGATTGATGCGCTTGCATTAAATCCGTTACTAAATGTTCGTTGTTAGGCAGTTTTTTACTTAGTGCCTCTAGCTGTTCTAGAGTGATAACGCCTAGTTTATTGTTGATAGTATTGTTCATGGTATAGTCCCCTTTTTTTGGATGCTTAATTGCATCATCATCATCAATGATGTTCTACTTGTCTGTCGGTTTCTAGTCCTGTCGGCTTGCCAAATGTCAATTATTTATTTTCAAACTATTTGCTTGTATGACATCATTCTTATGATGACATACATATCAATAAAGAATGACCTCTTGGGAATCCTCATAAATAGTTTCTTCTTGGAAAAAAAATACTTTACATAAATGATATGCGTGAGCGCTTTAGCGAACCCCTACCCCTTTGGCAAACGTCCGGACTATAATCCGTCAGCTGGAACATCATGATGATGATGATACTTGTCATTGGATATTTTATCCTTGACCTCTTGGGAAACATAAAATTAGAGGTATTGATATGTTCTTACATATCACGTAATTATTGAACTCATCCGTTGAGTTTAATGATTACTCCATTCAAGAAGTACATTATGGTACAGATTATGTTTCGATTGAAACTAACCTAAATAAACTCTTGTGTTTTAGTTCTCGCAAACAACTGGTATGAACGACCAATGCGTCAGCAAGGGTAGTGAATATCAGTTCGTTTGTGAGTTCTTGGCATTCACATGAAATCGAAAACTGCATATTATTTTGTGTAATAACAAGGAGTTATATAATGTGAATTGACGTGTATTTTGAGAGATGCTCTATATAGATAACACTTACGCAGATTGAAATAGTTTAAGGAATGTTGATAGTAATGAGTAACGTAAAAGCAAATCCTGAACAAGCAAGTAAATATAAACGTGGTGTTGTGCCAATGGAAGAGATTACATTATCATCAACCACAATACGTATTAATCACCCTAAAGTAACCGACCAACAAGCTGAATTGGTACATGCGGTGTTGCATGATGGTTGCAACGTAACCGAAGCAAGTAGACGGATAGGTGCGAACAAAGCTTGGGCGTGGAGAACGGCACAAAAGCAACACGTTATGGAGTATCGTAAAGAGTTAGCGTTAAGTGTGTTGGGTTGGCATGGTAGTCAAGCATTGGCAACTATGGTATCATTACTCGAACACAAGTCGGGGAACGTAAGACTAGAAGCCAGTCGTGACTTGATGGACAGAGCTGGTATCAGAAGCGAACCTGTTAGACCAACTACAGCAGTGCAGATAAACTTTGGTGTAGACTAGAAGGAATGTAGAGTGAACAATAGAAGTAGGGGGGACCCTTTTGAGGAGATGCGTATACGAAGGTGGGTTTAAAAAACTGGCCTTGAATACTTATAAACCTATAACACAAGCGTGAGGAGTTAAAAAATGTCATTTCTACAATCACTCAATCCAAGAGATCATAGAAGACTACGTGAAATTATTTTTGGAATCCATATGAAAAATTATCCCAAGGAACATTTTAATATACGAGAAGCGGATAAGTTAATAGAGAGTATAGGGCCTGAAGTGGCGCAAGAATTAATTAAAAGGGGTGTGGACACACATAGTGTTGAATGAAAATAGATTATAAACCACCAGGATTAGTTGCTAAAAAATTTATGAAGTCCGATAACTTTGTACGAGGATTACGAGGCCCTGTCGGTAGTGGTAAGAGTGTGGCCTGTTGTTTTGAAATCATGCGTAAATCCTGTTCCCAGCAGATAGATAAAAAAGGATTACGAAGAAGTAGATGGGCTGTTATTAGAAATACGAATCCTCAATTAAAAACCACAACTATTAAGACATGGAGGGATTGGTTTGGTGATGATATGGGCAAGTTTAATTGGTCGCCACCTTATACCCATCACATGCGATTTGCTTTGCCTGATAAATCTGTTGTTGAAGCCGAAATTATTTTTTTAGCTCTGGATAATCAATCGGATGTTAAGAAACTATTGTCTTTAGAGTTAACAGGTTTGTGGATTAATGAAGCACGAGAGATCCCAAAGTCTATTGTTGATGCGTGTACTATGAGAGTAGGTCGTTTTCCTTCTATGAAAGATGGTGGGCCGAGTTGGTCAGGTGTTATCATGGACACAAACTCACCAGATGAAACGCATTGGTGGGGAATTATGTCTGGAGAAGTGCCAACCCCTGAATATATTACAGATGAAGAGAAATTAACGTTAATTAAGCCTGATGATTGGCAATTTTATACACAACCTGGCGCAATGGTAGAAAAAACTAATAAAGAAGGAGCGTTAGAAGGCTATGAAATTAATAAAAACAGAGAAAACGGTGATAATTTAAAAGATGACTATTATAATAAGATTATTTTAGGAAAAAGTCGCCCTTGGGTTAAAGTTTATGTCTTAAATAAATATCAAACGTTAATGGATGGCAAATCTGTCTATCCTATGTTTAAATTAGAAACACATGTTGCAAGTTCTCCTATAAAAGCCACATCAGGAGAAATTTTAGTAGGTATAGATTTTGGTAGAACCCCTGCCGCTGTATTTTGCCAACAGAGTATGGGTGGTAAATGGAAAATCCTGCATGAATTAATTGCTAATGATATGGGAGCTACACGTTTTTCTGAAGTACTAAAACATGAAATATCACGACAAGGATGGTCTGATAATGAAATAAAATTTATCGGAGATCCTGCTGGAAATCAAATGGCGCAAACTGATGAACATACGCCATTCATGATCCTGCGAGCTAATGGCATTCCTGCTGTTCCTGCTACAACAAACGACCCCATGTTGCGAGTAGAAGCTGTAGAAAATGTATTAAATCGTATGGTAGAAGGTAATGCCGCTCTTCAAATATCCCCCACCTGTACTACAATTATTGCAGGATTTGAAGGCGGCTATCAGTTTAGACGCATGCAAGTAGTAGGTCAGGAAAAATATGATGAAAGACCTAACAAAAATAGATTTTCTCATATACATGATGCTTTACAATATGCTGTTATAGGTGGTGGTGAAGGTCGTAGAGTTACATCAGGCAATGCACTAAAAGCTAAATCTTTTGTTGTGCAAAGAAATTTTAATCCTTTTGGAAAAAATCGTGGAAGAAAAGTGGCTAGTATGTTTCGTAGAATCTAAAAGCTGGGGATGGTGGAATGTTTTTACTATGTTCCGCAAAAAATTTTCTCATACTTTTGCTTTACGTTTTAATTCTTTAACACAAACTTGGATATTGTTTGAATGGTCATCTAAAGGATTAATTGTTGACACAGTACCAAGAGATTATGTAGCGTGCATGATAAAAGAATTAAAAGATAATGGTGTTGTATTGGAAATAGAAAAAAAACCTCATCCTATTAGCTTGCCTATGATTCCATTATATTGTGTTAGCCCTATTCGACATTTGTGTGGTATAAAAAAATTATGTATAACTCCATATTCTTTGTATTGTGAATTGCAAAAGAATGGCGGAGTGTTCAAGTTTGGTACAGAAAATAATATTTAACAATTAAGGAGCATTCCTATGGGAAGCATATTTAATCCAAAACCAAAAAGAGATGATAGCGCAGAACGTTTGCAGAAACAATTAGAAAGCGAACGTGCTGAAAGATTAGCTCTTGATAATCAAAATGCAGCAGATGCGGCTGAAAAAAGAAAACAACGTTATGGCTATTCTTCATTAATGGGAGAAGGTTCTAGCTATTCTGGTTTTACTGGAAGCGCAGATAAACAAGGTAAGAAAACTAAAACTCGTAGTCTTGGTGGAGGTGGAGCAGTTTAATGGCATCAATTCTTCCTCGTACTGATCCAAATCCAGAAGCACCTACTAATCCTCAACAAAACACTTTGTATGAAAGTACAATGAAAATGTTTAAGGAAGCTAAAGCACGTAGGGATAATTGGGTAAGTACTTGGGATGAAATTAATGATTACGTATTGCCTGGTCGAGAAGGATTTTTTGATTCTAATACAGGAAGTCAATCTTATGGTGATAAACGTACAGATTTAATTTATGATGAAACGGCTGTTGTTGGTGTACCAAGATTTGCATCACGATTACAACTAGGATTTTTTCCACCAAATGGCAGAGCATTTAGATTAATGCCTGGGCCTGAATATCCTGGTAATGTTCGTAGTCAAAAAATAATGGCTGAATTAGATAATGCAACAGATCTAATACATGAAGGATTACGTAACAGTAATTTCAATTCTGAATTACATGAAGGTCTACAAGACTTAGGCATAGGCACAATGAATATGATTTGTGAGCCTGGGCGTTTTGTAGGAGATTTAAAATTTACTGCTGTTCCTGCAACACATGTTGCATTATTGTCAGCAAAAGGTGATGAAGTTGGTTGCTGGTTTCATTGGCGTAATGATTTACCATTAAGAGATTTACAACAAACCTACCCTCATTTTAAATTAACAAAATTAATAATTGAAGATATAAAACGTAATCCTGATAAAAAAATTAAGATTATTGAAGCGACTATGGTTAATAAAGATAAACCATTTGAAGATTCTTGGATTAAAGTATGTATATCAGAAACACATAAAACAGTTTTATATCAAACAGAATATTTAGGCGCAGGAAGTAATCCTTGGATTTCAACACGTTGGTCTAAATCAGGTTTTGAAGTTTGGGGTAGAGGGCCTATCTTACAAGCTATGCCAGCCATTAAAACATTAAATTTAACAGTTAAGCTTATTTTAGAAAACGCTGAAATGGCAATAGCTGGAGCATATTTGTATGATGATGATGGTGTCTTTAATCCTGAAAACATTATATTACAACCTGGCACTTTTGTTCCTAGAGCAAGTGGCAGTAAGATTGAACCTTTAACTTCTCCATCACGTTTTGATGTAGCGCAATTAGTATTAGAAGAACAAAGACGTAATGTAAGAAAAGCGTTGTTTATTGATGAGCTAGATCGTGAAGGAGCTAAAACTCCATTGAGTGCAACAGAAGTTTCTCAAAGATTAGCAGAAGTTGCTAGAGATATGGGTGCTGTAGCAGGGCGTATGCAAAGAGAATTTCTACAACCTTTAGTTAATCGTATTGTATTCTTATATACAGAAATGGGTTTATTAGATTTACCTCGTATAGATGGTAGACAAATACGTGTAGTACCAGCTAGTCCATTATTAAGAGCGCAAGATTTTCAAGACATATCTGATTTTAGTCGTTTTAATGAAACTATAATGGGTTCATTTGGACAACAAATGTCAATGTTATTAATGAATAGAGAGCGTACTGTTAAATGGTTAGCTTCTAAATTTGGTATTGATGAAGATTTGTTAAATACTCCAGAAGAGTTACAAGCTGAAGTAGAACAAGCACAAAATGTAATGCAACAAGCGCAGGGCGCACAAGGTGGACAACCACCAGGCCAAGGAGGGCCGCCACAATAATGGTAGCAAAAAGATTTCAAAATCCTAAAGGTGGATTAAACGAAGCAGGTAGAAAACACTTTGAAAACAAAGATGGTGGTAATTTAAAGTCACCACAAAAAACAGGCACAGGTCCTCGTAGAGTAAGTTTTGCCGCACGTTTCGGTGGCATGGCAGGAGGTATGAAAAAAGATAATGGAGAACCAAGTCGTTTAGCATTAGCTTTAAGAGCTTGGGGTTTTAGAAATAAAGAAAGTGCAAGAAACTTTGCTAACAAACACAAAAAGAAAGATGCTTAATGGTAACTAAAAATAATACTGTTAGTTCTTGTGATGGATTTCAATATACAAAAGATGCTGAAAGCAAACTTAATGGTACAGCAGTTAGAGTATTTGAAACAGATAGCGGATCTGAATTTCTTCGTTATTTAGAAAACATTACTATAAACAATATTAACGGATCTGCTATAGATGAAAGTTCTTTAAAACATATTGAAGGACAACGTTGGATTGTAGGTATTATTAAACGCCGATTATTTTTAGGAAAACAGGAAAAATCATAATGGCATTTACATTAAAACAAAAAGCAACTTTAAGAAAACATGCTTCTCATCATTCTACAAAACATATGAAAGCAATGAAACTAGCTATGAACAAAGGAACAAGTTTTACAAAAGCACATAAAAGTGCATTAAAAAAGGTAGGTAAATAATGGCTAAACCAAAACCCAAACCAAAACCCAAACCATCTTATTAGGAGATTATTAATGAGTTTATATAAAAAAGCAAAAAAAACTATAGCGTTATCTAATAGAACAAGTAATGCTTTTCCAGGAGATACTATAGGACAGCACATTAAAAGAGTAAAAAAAATAGGTGCTATTCATAAAATGATAAATATGGAAAACTCTACTTCTAAAAGACCAGTACAGCCTACACCTAAAAAACAAAAACCAAATGCAGGTTTTAAAAGAGAAAAATTACTATAAACCCAAAAAGGATATAACCCATGAATGAAGAAGCTCAAGTAGAAACAGAAGTTGCATCAACAGAATCAGAAGCTCCTGCAACACCAGCAAGTGAAAGTGTTCAAGAAGTACAAGCAGATCGACCTGATTGGTTGCCTCAAAAATTTGAAAACCCAGAACAGTTATCTCATGCTTATGGTGAATTAGAAAAAAGACATTATCAGCGTACAGATGATTTAAAGAAAACTGTGGCAGAAGAAATGCAAGAAGAAGCGTTTGCTGATGTTCCAGAAGTTCCACAAGACTATAAAGTATCAGAAGATTTAGGTATGGAAATACCTGAAGATGACCCTATGTTGAATTGGTGGAAAGATCGCTCACATCAATTAGGATTAAGTGATAAAGAATTTAATGGATTTATAAAAGAATACCATGAAATGGCTAGTCAATCTGGCCCTAATACAGAATTAGAAATACAAGCTTTAGGTGAATATGGAGAAAAAAGAGTAGAGCGTGTAAATGAATGGTTTAAATCTAATATGGAACAGGAAAATTATGAAGTGTTGTCACAAATGGCAATTACAGCTCCATTAATTAAATCTTTGGAAAATATTATGGAATTAGCTGGTCAACCTTCTGTATCTATACAAGATAACAATGAATTAAAAGATAGCTTAACTAAAGATGATCTTAAAAACATGATGAAAGACCCAAGGTATTTTCAACAAAATGATCCTGTGTTTCGTCAAAAAGTTAAAGCTGGATTTGATCAATTAGCAAAAAGGCAAAATTAAAAAGCAATGTGAATTGCCAAACCTTAGTTAAAAATACAAATATAAAGTGTTAAGCGGCCCAAATTGCCAACATTCAGAAGCCCAGAAATGGATTAACTTCAGATAGGCTTGAGGATTAACCGAGAAACAAACTTTTTTTAATTTTAACAAGGAGGCTTAAATGGCTTTTAATACCATTAGCACATCATTTGTTGAAGAGTTTGAAGCTGGAGTTCACATGGCCTATCAGCGTATGGGTTCAAAACTTCGAAACACAACTCGATCTCGTGATGGCGTAAAAAATAAGACGACTTTCCAAAAAATAGGTAAAGGCTCTGCTACTCAAAAAGCTAGAGCTGGTTCTGTACCACCAATGAATCTTGAGCATACTAATGTCAACGTAACACTTGAAGATTGGTTTGCTGGTGAATGGGTAGATGATTTAGATCAACTACGTGTTAATCATGATGAAATGGTTGTAGCACAAGAATCTGGTGCTTATGCTTTAGGAAGAAAAACTGACGACATAATTAAAGATGCTTTAGATACAACATCTAGCACATCTAATGAAACATCTAATGGAATAACATTAGCATGGGCATTAGGCGTAATGGAAACTATGGGTAATAGTGATGTTCCTGATGATGGACAACGTTATGCGGCTATAGGTTGGGAAAATTGGTCACAACTTATGAGTATTGATCAATTCTCAAGAGCTGAATATGTTGGAATGGATCAACTTCCATTTGCTTCAGGAATGACTGCTAAGAATTGGTTAGGCTTTATGTGGTTTCCACATTCTGGTCTAGATTCTGCAACAGTTTCTTCAGTAGATTGCCGTAAATGCTTTCTATATCACAAAACCTCTATCGGTCATGCCATTGGTGCAGATGTTCAATCGAACATTGATTACCACAATGATAAGGACAGTTATTTCATCTTAAACAAGATGCAAATGAATGCTGCTCTTATTGATGCAAATGGTTGTATCGAAGCTAACTTAAAGAAATAAGGAGAATATAACATGGCTTTTACTTCAAGTACTTTTTCTTTAGTTTCATATAGTGGCAACGGTTTTCATATTTGGCACTATAAATCTGATGATGCGGCTACAGTTATTGATGGAGCTGGTTACTTTAACACTTATGCTAAAGAAATAAATGCAGGTGATGTAATCTTTGCAACAACAGCGGCCTCTGGAACTCCAGTTTATGGTCAATTTGTTGTAAGTTCTAATGACGGAACTACAGTAGATGTAAATAATATATCTGCCGCTACAAGTGACTCTGACTAAAGATAATATTAAAGGGAGAGAGAGTTATTCCTCTCCCTTTTTTTAAAAGGATAATCTATGGCTATAACTTCTAAAATTGATATTGCTCAACAAGCTATGGTGTTAGTAGGTTTACAACCTTTAACAAGTTTTGATGACAAAACAGATGAAGCTCTTTCTGCAAATTTATTATACGAACCTGTTGTTACAGATTGTTTGAGTTCTCACCCTTGGAATTTTTCTACAGGACAAAAAATATTAAACAGATTAACTGATACTCCAATAGATATTTGGGATGCGGCTTATCAGTTACCTACAGATGTTAAACCATTAATTATACAAACAGTTACTAATGATGATGCTACAATTAGGTATGATCGTTTTGAAGATAAAATTTATACATTAGATGCAGATGTAGGTGAAGAAGATACTTTAACAGCAACATATCAATTTAGAGTTGATGAAGGAGATTGGCCTCCTTATTTTGCTATGTATGTTGTATATCGTTTAGCTTCTACTTTTTCTTTATCTATTATTCGTAAAGGTGATATAGCTCAAACTTTATCTCAATTAGCAGAACAACAATTTTCAAGAGCTAAAACTCGTGATAGCCAAGCTGTTACAACAAATAACATTAAGTTAAATCGTTTTGCTAATATAAGGAGATAACATGGCAATTCTTCGCCAATTTTGGACAAATTTTACAGGAGGAGAATTAGATCCATTATTATCTTCAAGAGTAGATACTCATGCTTATGCAAATGGTGCTAAAACATTACGTAATGTACGTGTATTGGCTCAAGGTGGTTTAAAACGTAGACCTGGAACAAAGTATATATCTACTTTGTCTGGCACAGCCCATCAAATGGAACAGTTTATATTTTCTGATTCTCAATTATATTTTTTTATTTTTACAACTTCAACATTAAATGTTTATAACGGAACAACAGGTGCAACAGTTGCTACTGTTAATAGCTGTCCTTGGACTTCAGGAATGATTGGAGATTTAATTGTAGCACAAACAGCAAATACTATGATTGTTACGCATCCAGATTTAGTAACACAAAAAATATTACGTACTGGAGCTACAACATTTACAGTTACTAATTTTGCGTACAAAACAAAAGATAATTTAGTTCATCAACCTTATCATAAATTTGAAGCCGATAGTTTAACTTTTAATCCTAGTGGAACTAGCGGTAACATAAATGTTGTATCTTCTTCTAATTTTTGGGTTTCTGCTCATGCAGGACAAAATTTTAGAATTGGTCTTAAACAATTTACTGTTAACAGCATTACTAATGCAACAACAGCGGCATGTACTGTACGTGAAACACTTACTAATTCTGATGTAACAGACGATTGGCAAGAACCTGCTATAAGTTCTACAAGAGGTTATCCTAGATCATGTTGTTTCCATTCTGGGCGTTTAGTTTTTGGAGGAACAAGAGATTTACCTAATTTTATATTTGCATCTAAAACTTCTGATTATTTTAATTTTGATGCAGGAGAAGCGGCAGATGATGACAGTATACAAGTACAAATTTTAGAAAGCCAAGTATCTGAAATTACTGGAGTTTTATCATTTAGACATTTATTAGTATTTACTGATAATAGTGAATTGTATTCTCCTACAAGTGCTAATGCTCCATTAACTCCTAGTAATGTTTCTTTTCGTAGACAAACTCGTTATGGAACATCAAGATTACAAGCTAAAGAGTTTGATGAAGCTATAGTGTTTTTATCTAAAGGAAAAAAATCATTAAGAGAATTTACATATGATGATATTAAACAAGCATATTTATCACCTTCAGTATCATTGTTATCAGGACATTTAATAGACAATCCTGTTGGATTAGAAATTCAAACTGAAAATGATCAAGGGCAAGAAAGTTATGCTTATATAATAAATGGTGATGGTTCGTTAGCTGTATATATGGCTATGCGTAATGAAAAAATAGCTTCCTGGTCAAAATGGACTACTAATGGAGAATATAAAAATATTATATCTATTAATGGTTTAGTTTTTGCTATTGTTAAAAGAACTATAGATGGTGCTGTTGTATATTTACTAGAACTATTTGATTCTAGTTTAACTTTAGATGCTTCTGAAACATTAGTATCTGGATCAGCTACGGCATCTTGGACTGGCTTAGATCATTTAGATGATACTGTTGTAAAAGTAGTAAGTGGTAATTATAGTTTAGGATCTAAAACTGTAGGTTCTGATGGAAGTTTATCAACATCTCCTGATAAATTTAAAACAATAACAGTCGGATTAGATTATACTCCTACAATAACTACATTGGCTCCTGAATTACAAGTAGAGGGAGGAACTTCTGCTGGTACACATAGACGTGTTGTTCGCACAGTTTTAGATTTAAATGAAAGTTTAGATGTATCTGCAAAAGGAACAAGTTTACTTATACGTAATGTTAATGATGATTTGTCTATAGAACCTACTACAATAACTGGAAGAAAAGAATTTTGGATGTTAGGTTGGGATAGACGTGGAGAAGTAACAATAACACAAACAGAACCATTACCTTTAACAGTAAATGGTGTAATGGTAGAATTGGAGTTTTAAATGGGTGATCCAGTAACAATGGCTTTGATGGCCGTCAAAGTTGGTGGCGGTATAATGGAAGCAAGAAATGCTAAAAAACAATCGCAAATGCAAGCACAGTCTTATGAAAGACAAGCTATAGCTACTCAAATAGAAACAGAGCAAGCCGCTGGTAATAGAGCTAGACAATATGCAGATGCAATGTCAACTGAATCTGCTGGACAAGCGGCATATGGCAGAACAGGAGGAGGAGGTACTGGTCGTGCTTTAGCACAAAATCAATTATCTTCATACAATCGTGACTCTAGTAGAATACTAACTGCTGGTGATAATCAAGCAAAAGAATTAAATCAATCAGCTTCTAATACAAGAACATCAGGCAATATGGCTATGATGAGTGGATATGTTAATACAGCAGGACAAGCTTTAGGTGATTATAACAAATTTAAAAAAGGTCAAATACCACCTAAAGGTGTAAAATCTAAAACGTATGGTCAAAAATAATGGGAGTTAAAGTAAAAACACCAACGCCCTTTATAGGTGCAGGACAAATTGGGACAGTTACGCCTGATTTAACTTCTGGTTGGGGCTCTTTAGTACAAACTTCTAATAATCTTTTAAATCAAAGATTTGAAGATAGAAAAAATAAAGCTATTGAAGCTGGAGAACTTGCTGGCAAAGAAATGATTACTTATGATAATGATGGTAATTTACAAAGTTTAGCTTCTCTTCCACAAGGCGATACATATTATGAGCAATCTTTAAAAAATAGTGCTAAAATTTCTTTTGCTAATTCTTTAAATTCAGATGTTAGAAATTTTGCTGAAAAAACTTTGCAAGATAATCCTTATGATCCTGAAAAAGTTACTGAATTAATGTCAATTTATTCAGAAAGTGCATATGCTGATTTAGCACCTGAATTAAATGCTCTTACTAAAGAAATTGTAAATGATGTTAGTAATACAGCAATATTAAAAGCTAGAGGCAATAAAATATTAGAAGATAAAAGAATACGTATTAATGAAAATATTTCTTTTTTAGAAAAAACAGTAATTGATTCTGAAAGTGATGCACTTCTTTTAAATAAACCTTTAAATAAAGAAATAGAAAAACTATTTGTACAAGCTCAAACATCTTTAAATGCTGATGGTAAAGAAGGTTTTAATGCAATAGATAATAAAACAAGATTAAATAATTTTAAATCAAATATATTAATTAATCAAAAAATGTTTTCTTTAAATACTATATTATCGCCTTATTCTGGCATTTCATTAGAAGGTAAAGATAAAGTAGAAAACGCAAAATTATTTCAAGAATTAAGTGAAAAAATATTTAATTTTAACAAAACAACTTTAAATAGTTTAAATACAGCAGAAGAAAAAGAATTATTTAATAAAAAAGCAAATGAACAAATAGAATTATTTTATAATAAAGAAAATACAATAGCTACTGCAATAAATAAATTAGTTAAAGCAGAACAAGCTGTTAATTATGCTACTTATTTAAATGACACCAGTCTTTATCAAAGTTTAGATCAAGGAAGTATTGATAAAGAAAATATTTATAATAAATTAAAATGGACTTTAGATCCTAATAGTAAAGAATATAAACAAAAAATAGCTGAAAAAGAAATAACTATTGAACAAGCATATGCTATTGGGTTAGCAATAAGAGCTGAAGTAGGTACTGAAAGACTTTCTGTTTTAAATAGAGATAGAAGTGATACTCTTACACAATTAGGAATAGGCGATATTACTTTAAGAGAATTTTATTTAGATCCTAAAAAAGAACATCTTTTAAATGGCCCTGGTTCAGATGAATTTTATGCAAAAATAAATAATTTTGCTGTAGCACAATATAAAACTCTTGTAACAGAATTAAAAACTAAAGAAAATAATACTAATGCAATGTTAACAGTACAAATTAATTCTAATTTATCAGATTGGATTCATATGGAAGGAGGGCCTTTTAGTTATAAAACAAATTCAGCAGACACTTTTACAGGGCTTATAAATGAATTTCCTCAATTAAACCCTTCTCAAATTCAATCCATTATAAATGAAAAAGAAGTTCAAATTAAATCTTTTAATACAGAAAAAAAATACAAAACAGAATTAATAAATGTTATGGAAAATGGAGGAGTTCCTAGCAAAGAGGCTGTAAAATATATATTAAATAAAAATGATATTACAAATAGTGATGTTTTACAAGAAAGTGCTTCTGCTGTTACAAATCAATTTAACTCTATTAATTTAGGATTAAATACATGGCAAACTCCTTTAGGAGAATCTATTAAAGACATATCTAATGTACCTGTTGAAAGTTTAAAAAATCTTATACCTTTGATTGGTGATTTTTTAAGAGGAAATGAAGAACAGCAACTTTTTTTTACAAAAAAAGGAGGATTAGATGCTCGAACACAAATATGGATAAAAAACTTTGATACAGCTTTAAACAATTCTATTTCTGGAGGAAATATTGCAGAAGCAAAACAATATGCTGATGAACAACAAATTATAAATGCTGATCCCGATAAAGGAAAAAGACAAAACCGAAATTTTTTAGGAATTTTTGAAACTAAAATAAATCCTAATCCAACTTTATTAAATAGAAATAGAAATTCTCTTAATAATTCTCCTGAATTGGGTGGTTTAGGAGATATAAATATTCCACAATTTCTTGCAAAAAGTGTAAAAGGAATAGATAATTTAGATGATTTGCCAGAACATATGAATACAATTATGGAAAATTTATTTGATTCAAATGAAGGAATTGCTTCTTGGACTTTTGATCAATTTTGGCCTGGTTTAAATGAAAAAAGAACAAGAGCTATTATTAAGGAATTTGAAGATTATGATATAAAAAATTTTCAAATTCCTCAAGAAGTTTTAGGTGAAGCTATTACATTAATGAAGCATGCTTATTCTGTAAATCCAGATATTTATGAAAATGATCCAGTAGCAGTAGAAGCATTAATTATTAAATCTACTTTAATGTCTTTAGAAGATTATGTTCCTACAGCAATACCTATGGTAGCAGGAATGCCAAAACAAGGACATTCTTTTACTTGGAGAAAACAAGATATTGTTAATGATGCTAATAAAACTTTTAAACTGAATAATAGTGTATCAAGCAATGCTCAAATAACCGCAGAAATACAATTAATGTTTAATGATGATAAAATAAATAGTATTTCACCACCTATAGGATTAATGTCAGAACAAGATATAAAAGAAGGTAAAAACCGAATTTTTACTCCACAAGATTTTGGAGAAGAAAGTTTTTTTGATGTTAGATTTACAACACGTTTTATAGGTAAAAATGAAAATGGAGAAAATGAATATCAAATTGGATATATACATGGAGAAGATGGTGATCCTTATTTTTTATCTATTGAAAATGCAGATGAAACTAGATCTCCAGTAATTTTTAATTACAGTTATGAAAAAAGTTATTACGCAAGCATAATGAATGATTTACAAGATGCTGATAGAAATTCTCCTATTTATAAGTTTATGGAAGATAAATTACCTGGTTTAGGTTTAACTTTTTCTGAATTTAAAAATTATGGATTAAGATTGTTTGATAATCCTAATGCGGCAGAAGGAATCCCTAGAGGTATGGCTAGTATGCTTTATCAATGGCATTATTCAAAACAAGATTATAAAGTTCGTGGTGAAAATTTAAAAAAATGGGGAGAAGGAACTTTTATAGATTTAGCAAAAAAAGGGCGTTTAAATGCTGTTCAATTATTAAAAGAAGGCATGAAACAAAATATGAGAATTGGTAGATAAAAATGGATTTTTCAAAAAAATCTAGCCCAAATTACGATTCTCGGTTTGTAAATGCTTTACCTTCAGAAAATGAAACAACTTCTTATAGTAAAGATTTTACTCTTTCTGAAGATTTTATGCGTGGATTAAAAATAGGTAGTCCAATAGACAATATTATAAATTTATTTAATCAACAAGATTTTCCAGAAGATGTAAATTATCATCCTGACATAGATGATAGAATTAAAAACGCTCCTCATTTAAAACAATATACTTATATGTCACGTTCTCATGCAGAAACAAGTAACATATTAAACAAACTTGAAAAAGAAACTGAAGAAGCCATGAAATTAAAAAATGGTAATTGGGGAGGAGCATTAGGAAATGTAGCAGGTTTAACTATATTAGATCCAAGTTTTTACTTAGGAATTGGTGCAGTTAAAGCAGCCGCTAAAGCAACATCAGCCGTAGGTAGGTATCAAAGAGGTTTTGGTTTAGCTATTGCGGCAAATATACCAGGAGAAGGAGTAAAAGGCTTAGATATGGTAACGTATCAAGGCGATAGATTAATGGGTAATTTAGCAGTTATGGGAAGTGTTTCTAGTATATTAAGTAGAATTTATAAACCATTACCTCCTCAAAAATTAAACAATGTTCCTTTTGAAGATGTAAAACAAATAAGTAATAAAAAAAATATTTATCAAGAAGAAGTTTTTGAACAACCTGGTTCTGTAGGAGCAAAATTAAATGAAGAAACTTTAAATAGTGGGCCTTATAGAAATTGGAGAGATGGAAAATTAAATATTCATGATGAATTAAGAGAAGAAGCTATTAAATCTACTGGAACAAATATAGAAAAACTTCCTTGGAATCCAGGAGTTAGATTATTAAATAGTAATAATAATGTTTCTGTTGCTGTTGCAGATCAAATAGTAGATATGAGTGGTATTTTAAAAAATAAACATTTTGAAGGAAAAAATACATTGCCATCTGCTGAAACTCAATTTGCAATTAATTATTTATCTCCTTTAAGAAAGACTGTGTATGATGCTGAATCTGAATATGTTAAATATGCTGGATTAGAACCTTCAGATAATTTAACTGGAAATATAAAACCTTTAACAAAAGCCGCTTGGCAACAATTTAAAGGTGTTAAAGATATTATGAAACATAGTGAGTTTCGTGAACAAATTACTATGGCTATGAGAAATGGTGATAAACATCATAATGCACATGTTCAAAAAGGAGCAGAGCATTATAGAAAAATTTATAATAAAATTAAACAAGATGCTATGGATGCTGATATTTTTGGAAGAGCTTATCAAAAAAATGTAGCAGTTTTACAAGAAAAATTAGAAGTTTTGCAAAAAGCAAAATTTAAAGATTCTGTTAAAATAGCTAATACTCAAAAAGAAATATTAGAATTAAATAATAAAATAGAATTTTTAAGAACTAAAGGACCTATGTCTGCTAATGGAATTGGATATGCTCCTAGAATTTGGAATCATGGAGCAATAGAAGCTGATAGAGTTGGAGCTATTAATTCTATAATGAATGCTTTAATGATTAAAAATTCTAAATTAACTTTACAAACAGCAAGATTTCAAGCTGAAGAAGCTATCGTTACTATTTTAAGAGAAAGACCTTATATAGAAATTGATGGAGATGATTTATTAATTGATCCTTCTGCTAGTAAATTAAGAGTGTTAGAAATTGATGATGTTTTAGTTTCTGATTATCTTGTTAATGACATAGGGCTTTTAACAAGAAATTATGTAAAACAAATGGGAACAGATATAACTTTAACTAATCGTTTTGGAGATATAACTTTAAAAGGAGTTATAGATGAAATTAAAGAAGCACATTTTTTAAAATTAAAAGGTCATAATCAAGAACCATTAACAACGGCTGAAAAAAAACAATTAGATAAAGAATTACAAAATGATTTAAGAGAT